GGATCTTGACTTCTTTCTTATGATAGAAGTTAAACCTGTTATCAGCGTTGTCAAGATAGTCGTGACCCACAGATGTATCAAAGCAAACACCAAGTGCCTCTTGTAAAAGTGAGGGAATACCATCCTTGGCGTGGTGCTTGTCTTTTCCATCTAAAATCTGGATGGAATTTACGATAGCATTGTAGACTGCTTTGTCTTTACAGAACTTTTCAGTCTCATCTACAAGCCAATTGTTGTTTGCTGGTTCGTGTGTGTTTAGTGTTTTTAAAAGAGCTGATACATCTTTAAACTGTCCCTCACCAAGAGATGAATTTTGTAAGGCTATTTCTAGTGCTTCTACTGATGCTGGTTTGTTGTACTTCTTAACAAAATCATTAATTGCTGTAAAGACATACTTCTGATCATTCTGACCAAAGTATTCTTCTTTTAGAAAAGGCAAAACCTTTCTGACATACTCTTCATTGTAAATCAGATTCTTTAGAATCGTCGTCTCTATTGTTTGCATAGTTTTCTATTGCTTCCGATACGAGATCAGTAATAATTGTTTGGAACAGAGCGTTAAACAAATCACTCTTAACACTTTCTTCAGAGATAATTTCTGGTTTGTTGATTACATGGTACTCGACTGACAGGTTGCTATTATCTTCGCTTGTTTCTTCTTTAAATTGTAGGTCTGTTACTTGAACCACTACACCATTATACTCACCATCAATTACTTCAAAGCCCCAGTCTTTATCTTTACTAAACCAAGGCTTGTATAACTCATTCCTCAGCACTAGCGTACTCCTCTTCAATGTCCTCTGTTGATAGGTCTTGAGCTAAAAGACCACCAGTACCACTATTCTTATACTTCTTCTCAACATAATCTTGAAACTTTTTGTCTGCTAAGATAGGAATCCAAAACTCTTTGGTGTTGGTATCTTTAAGTCTAACCTTCTCATCGCTACCAGCCTTAGAGTACCAACCGTTGGATGGTTTAGTGACAAAGCCACCTTCTAACGCTACATCCATTAGACCAGACCACTTACTAATGCCACCTTCATAACTCACTTCAATTGCAATCTTGGACTTCTCTCTAACCATCCGAGACTTCTCAACGTTAATTATAAAGTTGTAGCCAGTCACTTCGGTGCCATCTTTTTCTTGCTGGCGTCCAATAATATAGATGTTATCGGCTGAGTAGTAAACACCAGTACCACCAGATACAATGTCTTTAGGAAACATACCAATCTCTTTGTAGGTATGATTAACAACAACCATTGGAATATCTTTGAGAGTTAAGTGAGGTGTAACCATTCTGAAAAGAGACTTTAGCTGCTTGGCTCGTGACATATCGGCAACTGACTTACCATCAATTGCATCCTCTACTTCTTTTCGAGAAGCCAGATTTCCGACAGAGTCCACAATGACAATAAGATGATCGCCTCGCTCAAGGTTATTAAGTTGAGCCATAGAATCGTGTTTAAGCTGCTCAATATCAGTAATTGGAGTATGAACGACTCTTTTCGTGTCGATCCCGAATGAATCAAAATAAGATTGAGGACTACCAAACTCAGAATCATAAAACAGTACAACAGCATCATCATATTTCTCCAGGTAAGACTTTGCTAGTAACAAAGCAAAGGCAGTCTTGAAATGTTTAGATGGACCTGCAAACACTGTCAAACCCGGAGTCAACCCTCCATCCAAACGACCAGAAAGTGCCACATTAATAATTGGCACTTGCGTTTGTATCATATCTTTAGCATTGAAGAACTTTGAGTCACTTAAGATGTTCGTATCTTTGATGGTTGAGTTCTTCTTTAGCTTGTCAATCAATGAATTCATTATTATCTCCAAAACAATACTTTACTACATTCCAAATAATTCGTCAAGCGTTGCTTTTTCTTTCAACTTCCAATTAACACATTCCAGTAACGAATTCAATGGTTCTAAAAAAGCTTTCTGAAACATCATGTCATAATCTACATACTTATCTAAGCCAAACTCAGGTGGTATTTGTTCCAAAAACGAAATCACGTTAGTTCCTGCGGTGTTTGGTTCCTTCAGGTATAAAAATTTTATCTTATCGCCTTCAAATATTTTTTGGTAGGCCTTTACGAGTTTCTTATCGTCAATAAGTTTGTTGTGAATTAAAGCACCACGAACATGGATGGGTGTTCCTTTTTTATAAACGCTGTCGGAATCTCTATACTGACTAACGTTGTTTACTGTTCTAGGAAAAGCAATATCTTGAGGTGGTAATTTTTTCCACGTGTCTTCTAGTGCCTTAACAAAGTCTTTTAGATCTTGCTCCGTTTTAGTGAGAACAATTGCTACAGAGTCTTTCAGTGCTTGGCGAACAGATGCTGGTGTAGAACTTCTAACAATCTCCATCCCTTGTACTTTTAGTTTTGGTGGATTGTATGCAACGCCTTCTGAGTTAAAAACATTAAGCGCATATCTTTTCTTAGCTAACCACACACCACTATCAGCAATTACTTCTCGCTTAAACGATATCTTCTTTTGATGTACATTCATGTAGTCAAATATATCAGTACAAGCATCGTTAATTTCTTTCGATAACTCTTTCTCGCAAAAGTTATCAATCTTCTGACATATCTCTTCGTTGGTTCCATCAAAGTACTTCTTAACATAGTTACCAAGAGTTAAATACGTCGAGTCAGTGTCACAATAAAATGTGTAGTCGATATTCTCCGTATTACATTGTTTGTTTAGATATTGCGTCATTCGTTTAGCAACAGATCGAATGATATACTGGCCAGTCATTGTAATGCCTTCAGCTAGTCTTGTGTCATAGAACCTAAAGTACACATTACCACAAGCACCATAAAGACTATTCATTAAAATCTTAGCAGCCATCTGCTTTGAGTTGAGACTTGTGACGTGTTCAAGAAATTTTTCATTTCCCGTCTCAAAAAATTGTTTTTGCGCCTCCAACATCTGTTTTTTTACCTTTTGGCGCATTTCAAAGTAATATTTAATTAGCTGAGGTAGCACACCTTCACGGTCTTTTCTAAAACATTGACCGTTAGCCATCATAGCGTAATTTTTATTCTTAAGTTTGTTAGTGTCAACTTTTTTATCCAGCAACATCTGAATGGACTTCTCTTCGTTTGCAAGATACTTCTCACCATCAACCAAAGTTTCTGGTGACATATTAAACGACATCATAATAGATGGATACAGAGATGTGGCATCAAAGGAAACAATCCAATCATACTTTGATGGCATTGGCTCCTTCACATATGCACCAATAATTTGTCTATCGTTTGCTGGATCAATCTCCGGTGGATTAGGAACAATGATATCTTTCTTTGCGAGCGCATTGTAGATAATACAATCCCATGTCCGCACAGATGAAAACACATCAACATAATTACACTTTGCATCGTAAGCCATAGTTAGAATAAGATTGATTAGTCTCATCCTATCTTCTAGCATATCAACCAGTTCAACATCCCAGATGTTATAATCTACAAACAGCTTCCAGTCTTTGGTGTAGAATTCTTTAAACGAATTATACTCGTGTTTGATTTTTTGTTTATCAAGTTCTTCTTTAGACACATAATCTAAAGAATAGGATTCGAGTGTTTTGAATGAAAACTTCTTGTAAAGATCCATGTAATCAAGAATTGATACACCAGCCCAATCAAACGCAAGCTGAGTTCTGCCTTTTGCATATGGAACTTCGTAAGAACTCACTACCCCATAAGGAGAGCAGTCTTTTAGTGCTCCTTCACCAAGCACTTTTTGGATGCGAGAAGATAAATATGCTATATCAAATAGCTGAACATTCCATCCAGTAATTACATCTGGATAGTCAGACTTCATGTGCTCGATAAAATTTTTAAGTAATTCAAATTCATCAGCACACTGCTTATAAGTTACATTATCTTTTTGTGGTAGGTATGGTTTACAGCCAAATGATGTAATTTTTTTGGTGTTAAAATCTTGAATTGTTATAAGTAGTACTTCTTCTTGAGCTGATCTTGGATCTGGGAACCCAGACTCCGTAGATGTCTCAATATCGATGGTCACGATCTTCATTGCTGTCGTGTCAAACTCAATATCATCTGGAAACAGCTTTGTAATAAACTGGTATTGAAATCTTGTGTTTCCAAAGATTGGGAAGTTGCTAACTTCTTTGTAATTTTTTATAAAGTCTTTAGCATCAGACATCGAATCAAACTTTATTCGCTCGAGATTCTCGCCATGCAAGGACTTGAACTTTGACTCTTTGCCAGATCTAACATAGAGGCTTGGTTGAAATGGGATTTTTTGAATTGTACGTTTTCCGTCTTTGATGCCACGGAAATGAATGAAGTTACCACGTGGGTAAACATTAGTATAGAAGAACATAGCAGTTATAATATATTAAGTTTTTAAGCAAAACAACAGTTAACCATAAATAAAGGGTAGTAGTTACACACTTACTAGAGGGAAAAATGAAGAAAACATTACTTTCGATTTTCTTCGTTATGACTTCGTCACATGCATTAGCGCAAGCTATTGTAACTGATTCGACTTCAAATAGTACAACAAGATCTACGTCTGAGACAACGGTTAATTCACCACCTCCGTCTGCAGTAGCACCAGCCATTAACACAATGAATAACGATCTCTGTGCGGTGGGTGTTTCCGGTGCCGCTCAAACACAAATCTTTGGTATTGCAATTGGTACAACTTACAGGGATGAGAATTGTGAAAGAATTAAACTTGCAAAAAATCTATATGACATGGGAATGAAAGTTGCCGCAGTCGCAACGCTTTGCCAAGATGAAAGAGTATTTGTAGCAATGTCAAATGCCGGTACTCCTTGTCCAATCAATGGTAAGATTGGTGCTGAAGCAATTAAACAATGGGAGCAAAGAGACCTTTCAGCTGTTGATGCAAGAAAAGAACTTGGTACTACTGGATTCTATAGAGCACCAATTAACCTAAAAGAAGAAAAAGCAAACTAAATGAAAAAAACAATCGCAATATTTTTGTTGATGCCTGCTTTGGTATTAGCAAATCCA